TAAGAAACGTTATGGTGACTTGCGCCGACACATGCAAGAAAAAGAAAAGTCTTGGGAAGATAAATTTAAACAGCTTGAGGGTCAATTAAAAGAAGTAACTCAAAAAGAAATTAAGCTACCTAAGTCAGACGAAGATATTGAAGCATGGGCAACTAAATATCCTGATGTAGCAGCCATTGTAGAAACAATTGCAATTAAAAAAGCAAGAGAGCAAGCTGCAGGATTAGAGGATCGTGTAAAAGAAATTGATGAAATGCGAGCTACTGCTTCTCGTGAAAAAGCGGAAGCAGAACTTATGCAGGTACACCCCGACTTTGGTGAGATTCGTAACAGTGATGATTTTCATGAGTGGGCAGAAGAGCAGCCTAAGTGGGTACAAGATGCACTATATGAAAATGATAGTGATGCACGTTCCGCAAGCCGTGCCATTGATCTGTACAAAGTAGATCGTAATATTAAAACACAGAAACCATCTAACAATAAAGATGCTGCACGTTCTGTGAATAGTCGTAGTAGTCGTTCTACACCTGACACAACTAAAGATGGAACAGTCTTTAAAGAGTCAGATGTAAACAAAATGAATACGCACGAATATGAAAAATACTCAGACCAGATTATGGAAGCTATCCGTTCTGGTAAGTTTATTTATGATATGTCAGGAAATGCACGATAAAGGTGTTGACAACATAAATAATTATGGTATAACTATATATAATGTTTACTAGAGTAGCCCCAGTGTTTGGATTACCTACTCTAGTAAATACCCTCCGCAAACAACAATACGCTTTCGGACAACCTAATGTCTCATGGCCCGTTAGACTAAGCATAGGCCAATGCTTATAATAACGCACCCTAGTAGAGTTAGCCTCTGTATAAACGATTGACGGTTTGCATCTGTATCTTAATGCTTAAAGGAGAATTAAAATGGCATTCGGAAGCGCAAACGGGTATACAAACTTACCTAACGGTAATTTTTCTCCCGTTATTTACAGCAAACAGGTGCAACTTGCATTTCGCAAATCTGCAGTCTGTGAAGCTATCACTAACTCCGATTATTTCGGGGAAATCGCTCAAATGGGTGACTCAGTAAAAATCATTAAAGAACCTGAGATTTCTGTGACAGCGTACCTACGTGGTACTACTATCTCAACTCAAGATCTTTCAGATAATGATTTTTCATTAACGATTGATAAAGCGAACTATTTTGCTTTCAAAGTCGATGATATCGAAGAAGCACACTCCCATGTAAACTTCCAAAGTTTAGCTTCGGATCGTGCAGCATATCGTTTGGCTGATCAGTATGACCAAGATGTTCTTGGTTACTTATCTGGTTACAAACAGGCTGCATTACATGCAAATGCTGGTACAGTAAATAATGTAGTAAATGGTACTAAAGCTAACTCAGCGGCAGGTTCCGATGAACTACTTGCAGCAAACAAGCTTATCAAAGGTTCATTTGGTAACATTACAACAACTTCTGCTGGTGATCATTCGATTCCAGTTGCTGCACGTTTGCCCGGTGCTACTGCATTACCAACAGCTACTGTTTCACCAGCAATGGTTGTGGCTCGTATGAGCCGTTTGATGGATACTCAAAACGTTGATACTCAAGGTCGCTGGCTCGTAATTGATCCAGTGATGATGGAAATTCTTCGTGATGAAGATTCACGTTTGTTGAACGCCGACTTCGGTGGTTCTGGTCTTCAGAATGGAATGGTTTTGAACAATTTCCACGGTTTCCGTGTATATGTTTCAAATAATCTTCCTTCAGTTGGTACAGGCGCATCAACAACAGGAACAGCAAACCAGAACACTAACTATGGTGTGATTGTTGCTGGACATGACTCAGCCGTTGCAACTGCAGAGCAGATCAACAAAACTGAGACTTACCGTGATCCAGATTCATTCGCTGACATTGTTCGTGGTATGCATCTATATGGTCGCAAAATCTTGCGTCCAGAAGCATTGGTTACAGCTAAGTACAACTTGGCGTAAAACTAAAAGTGAGGGGGCTGCTTCGGTGGCCCTCTTACTATATGTAAAATAACTTTAGGTGTGCTATGTCTACATATGTAGAATTGACAAACGAATTATTGCGAAGGTTAAATGAAGTACCTGTAGATATTGCAGGTTCTGACTTTGCAGCATTACGTAATGTGCAAGCTACAGCTAAAGATGCTATTAACAGTAGCCTTCGTGAAATTTATCAATCGGGGCAAGAATGGCCTTTCTTAAAAAATTCGTATACTCAAACTCTTACCATAGGTACTCGTGAGTATTCTTTTCCCGCCACTTATTCTAGTGTAGACTGGGAAACTTTTTACCTTAAAAAACATAGTACACAAAATAATGATCCTACAGTGCTTAGACCTATTAGCTATGAAGAGTATATAAACTCTTATAGATCTATGGATGATCAAGCAGATCCTGTAGCAGGAACTGGCGCACCAATAAAAGTATATCAAACCTTTGGTGATTCTTTTGGGGTAACACCGTTACCTAATGCTGATTATGAAATAGAGTATATTTACTGGTCTATACCTACATCATTGATAAATTATAATGATGTTTGTATTATACCTGAAAGATTTAATCATGTAATTATTGACGGTGCTATGGTATACATGATGCATTTTAGAAGTAACGAACAAAGTGCTAATATGCACCAAGCTAAATTCCAACAAGGTATTAAAAGTATGAGACGTGTTTTGTTCGATGATGAATTAGGATTACGTTCTACAGTTATCGAAAGATAAACATGGATAGATTACGAACACATCTCACTGTTTGTTCAGGCGGTCTGATAACAAACGTAGATCCTTTAACACACGCTTCTGCACTAGGCGGTAGTGCTTTACGTATGATCAACTACGAACCTTCTTTGTCAGGTGGTTATCGTAGAATTAGCGGATACCAAAATGATTATGGTACAGTACCGGGAAATGGCCCTGTTGTAAGTGTGCATGTAAACGGTAATATGCATGACGGTATATTCGCTTGTAGAAAACCTATTTCAGGTTATAACTATTTACATAAATGGAACAATAGTACATCTTCTTGGGACACTATAACTTCTTCAGGAAATCCCGATATTACTAATGCTAGTCGTATTAGATTTACAGACTATAACTGGACAGGAGAAATACTACTACTAACAGATGGGATTAATCCTGCTGCACTATATGATGGCACTAGCTATACGCAGATTACGCACACTAATGCACCAGACAATCCTAAGTACTCAGAAGAGTTTGCATCACACATATTCTTAGCAGGTGACTCTAGTGAACCTTTTAATTTATTTTTTAGTTCACCTCTTAATGCTACAGATTATAGTCCCGCAAATGGATCTGGCGTAATTAATGTAGGTTTTACTATCACAGCCATTAAAAAGTTTCGTAATACTTTATTTATATTTGGTGCTAATAACATTAAGAAGTTGACAGGTACAAACATTGCAGATTTTACATTAGAAAATGTTACATCTAATTTGGGTTGTGTTGCTCCTGACTCTGTGGTAGAATTTGGCGGTGACTTACTTTTTTTAGGGCCAGATGGCATTAGACCTATTTCCGCTACAGACCGTATTGGCGACATTGAACTAGCACCTGTATCTAAAGAAATACAAGATATTTTTGATAACTATTATTTATCTGAACAAGTAACTGATATTAGTATCGTTGTTCTTAGAAAGAAATCACAGTTTAGATTTTTCTTTAAGAATGATAGTTCACTATCCTTGATTGGTGCAATACGTAAAAGCCAAAATAAACAAAGTATCTTTGAATTTAGTCAGCTTATTGGTATTGAAGCTAACTGTGTTGCAAGTGGATACTTAGGACAATTTGAATTTGTAATTCATGGAGACAGTTTAGGTAGAGTACACAGGCAAGAAAAAGGTACTTCTTTTGACGGATCTAGTATTTTTAGTTTGTATCAAACGCCTTACTTTTATATGGATGATCCTGAAGTTCGTAAGGTCGTTTATAAAGTAGATACATATATGAAATCAGAAGGTAACACAGAAGTATTTACAGGTATATACTATGATTACGATGATATTCACACACTTAATCCAGCAACATATACTTTCTCTACAGAAGGTACTGCAGCGGAATATGGTACAGCCATATATGGATCAGGTGACATTTACGATGGAAACCCCTCACCAAAAGCACTCACTAATATATCAGGATCAGGTAAATCAGTATCAGTGAGTTACGTTACAGAAAATACAAATGCAAGCCATACAATACAAGCAATAGCTATTACGTATGGTTTAGCCGACAGGAGATAGGCCGTGGCAGGTTACATTAGACAATCTACAGCAGACATTATTCCTACAGCTACAGTACGTGCTGCGCCTATTAACGCAGAGTATAACGCTTTAAGGGATGCATTTTCTGCTACTGGTGGGCATAAACACGATGGCACCACAGGCGAAGGAGAATATATACCTCTTATAGCCGACTTAGATGCCTTAAATAAAGTTGTTATTGATACAACAAATAATCGTATAGGTTTCTTTGTAGAAGTATCTAGTGCTGCAGTAGAGCAAGTACGCATTCAAGATGGTGTTATTCTTCCTGTAACTAACAACGATATTGACTTGGGTTCTAATGGAGCTAAGTTTAAAAATCTATATATTCAAGGTACTGCTGACATTGGTACTGTAGATATTAATGCAGGTAATATTGACGGTACTATTATAGGTTCTAGTACTCCTGCAGCAGCAACATTTACAAGTGCTACATTAAACAATAATTTAAGTGTTACAGGTACATCTACTCTTGTGGGCACAACTACTGTAACATCTATAGATCTTAACTCTGGTGCTATTGATAATACTACTATTGGTACAACAACACCTGTTGCAGGTACATTTACAACTTTAGCTGCTAATACAAGTCTTACAGCAGTTACTGCAGATATTAACGGTGGTACTTTAGATAATGCTGCTATTGGTTCATCTACACCTTCTACTGCAGCATTTACAACTTTAAGTGCTTCAGGTACAGCTACGTTAGCAACTGTTGATATTAACGCAGGTAATATTGATAACACAACTATAGGTGCATCTAATCCTGTTGCAGGTAGTTTTACTACTGTTTCAACTAGCGGTAATGCCACATTAGCTACGGCAAATATTAGTGGTGGTTCTATTAATGGTACTACGGTTGGGGCATCTTCACCTACTACAGGTGCCTTCACTACGTTATCTGCTTCTGGTGGAGTTACAGGTGATTTAACGGGTAATGTTACTGGTAATATTACGGGAGATGTAACTGGCGATCTAACTGGTAATGTTGCAGGTAACTTAACAGGTAATGTAACTTCTACAGGCACGTCTACGTTTAATAACGTAACCATTGATGGTACGTTAAATATGAACGCTGGCACTACAGCTACAATTACTAACCTAACTGATCCTACAAATAATCAAGATGCGGCTACTAAAGCTTATGTGGATACTTCTGTAGCAAATCTAATTGATAGTGCACCAGACAGTTTAAACACTCTTAATGAATTAGCTGCAGCACTTAATGACGATGATGATGCATTTAACACTTTAAATACTGCAATAGGCACTAAACTTCCTAAAGCTGGTGGTACTATGACAGGTGCTATTGCAATGGGCACTAATGTTATTACAGGTTTAGGTGACCCAAGTGCTGCACAAGATGCAGCTACAAAAAATTACGTAGATACACAAGATGCTTTACAGGTTACTAAATCTGGCGATACAATGTCTGGTAATCTTGCAATGGGTAATAACAAGATTACTGGCTTGGGTACTCCTACAGCTACAACAGATGCCACAAATAAAACTTATGTTGATGGCATCCTTGGTTCAGCTACTGCTGCGGCTTCCAGTGCATCAGCGGCGGCTACAAGTGCGTCAAATGCAGCTACAAGCGAAACTAATGCAGCTTCCTCTGCTTCGGCAGCGGCTGCGGATCGTGCTACTGTAGCATCACTATATGACAGCTTTGATGACCGCTACCTTGGGCCAAAGTCTTCTGCCCCTACTCAGGACAATGACGGAAATGCTTTGGTTATTGGTGCGTTATATTTTAACAGCACAAACAACATCATGTACGTCTATGGTTCTGGTGGATGGCAAGCGGCTGGTTCTTCAGTCAACGGTACTTCAGACAGACAGACTTATACAGCTACTGCGGGTCAGACAGTCTTCGCTGCTACCTATGATGCGGGTTATGTAGACGTATACCTAAACGGTGTTAAGCTACTATCAGGAACTGATTTCACGGCGACTAACGGTACAAGCGTTACTCTGGCATCTGGGGCTTCAGTCAATGACGT